TCAATATAATACGGAGCATCTAATACGAGATCGAGTACATCACAATATCCGTTACCTGGCAATACGTTACCGCCAACGTAGTCAGTAGGATTTACTGAGCCAGTAACACCACTATTGATAAATTCTGGATGTCCTATCCAAGTTCCGTTATCAGCGCAAATGATATCGACATTCTCGCCTGAACCAACTTGCTGTAATTTAGCACTAATCGCAACGTTCTCGTCTGTACTACTAGTTTTCCAAGGGTTTTGTTTAGTCTGCATTCTATACAATGCACTAGTACGGTTGATCGTGGGCTCATTAGCGTTAAAGTTCAGAGAACCAGCCCATTCCTGGTAGTTGTTATAAGCATTAGACCATCTATCCGTCAATGTGTTATTCGTAACACATATGAGTTCTTCTGGATCAACTTCGAACACATCAGGATATTTTTCTGGAGAAAGATTGATGAACTTTACTCGTTCATCATTCCTTAGATCATTTACTTCCTCTTTGGTAAGTAAGTAACTTCCTCTAGTTGGACTATGTAACTTGTCATCAACTATCGTTACTTGTCGAGCAGGCACACTTTCATAGACGTTTCCGTCTGCAATAAGTTCTGCGTGAAGTTCAGCCCACTGCTCGGAAGTATGCGTTCCTAATGTGTAGTACTTCTCACTCATCGCATCTTTCCATTAGATTATCGGACTAAAGTTGATCCAGAATTATCCGCTAAGAATTGATCGACTTGAGATTGCACAAATTGATGTGCAACCTTACTGCCGTCTGCTAATTGAAAAATTCTAATACGTGGTTGTTCTACTGCCATGTTATCCTCTCAACATATTTTTGCGTTCTAACTTACGATCACGGGTATTAGGGAAGTCCTGATCTTCCCCAAAGTCCCATCCCATCTGACCTAACTCTCCAACGCATTCGGGTCGAACTTCAACTAAGAGTTCTTCTCCTTCACGTCCTCGATTCTCATTGCCATCGGCATTGAGTTCGGTCATTTCTTTAAGTTTTTGTTTATAGTTTTCCATAACAGTATTTATAGTCCTTGTCTATCTCGTTCAATGATGTACGACTTAACAAGTTTACTTCGAACAATGTCTGATGCTTCAAATTCAACGAAGTCAAATTCTTTCATCTTTTTGATCACTCCCATGAATGATCTAAGTCCCGACATTTCTTTCTTACGTTCACTAGTGAGGTCGTCCTGTTTTACGTCACCACAGAAAATAATTCTGCAATTTTCTCCAACACGTGTCATAACTGTGTGCAATTCTTGATCACTCATATTTTGAACTTCATCGACTACAAGAATACAATCATCAAAGGTAGAGCCTCTTAAAAATGATGTTGATATAAATTCAACGTTATTTCTCTGCTTAAGGATCTCATATGCATCGCCTCTCTTAAATAGCTTGGATGCAATATCGTAATACGGCGCTTCGTATACTTTCATTTTGTCCTTCTGAGAACCAGGCAAGAAACCTATATCTCTAGTTGGTACCACTGATCGTATAATGAAGACTTTTTTGTAGTGCGTGTTCTTTGCCATAACTTCTTTTAGTGAGAAGTATAGTGCTAAGAACGTCTTACCTGTTCCTGCGATACCATGAAGCATTAGATTAGCTCCTTTATCCCAAGATTCAAATGCCAGACCTTGATTGTCTGTCATAGGTTGAACGTCACTACTAACTGTAAATCCTGTTGAAAAATTGTTGTCTTGGTCTAATATTCCTTGTTGTCTGAGTACTCTTCGTTGCCTTTTTGTTAATCGTTGCTGTTGTTGTGCAGGCATGAAACATCCTTATGGTTATCTAGTTTGGATTTTAGACCCCGGATTGTTTTTATGAATGTTCTTCATTAGTGAGTTAAAACTATCAGGAGTCCGAATTACTCCCATACGATGTGGATCGCCCATAGACGGTGCTTTGGTGATCGTTTGTCTTATGTGAGGATTGGCAGATAGGTAATCTTCACGTTCAGCAATTTTCATTTGCTTCTCAAAGTGTTCGCCCGTCTCAGTGTTTTCAAATGTATATAGAGGCATTAAATACTCCAAAATTATTAAAAGAAAAGACAGCAAAAGGCTGTCTTCATAGTGTACCCATCTAATGGATATTTATACTCTGAATGCTCTCTCAGACCAACATTTCGTAAATTTCTTTCCAGTTGTCTACTTTAGTTACATCTTCATGAGAGTAGTCTTTACTAAAGGCATGAGTCATCAGAATAGAGTTGAGACCCATGTTAGCACCAAGTTCTGCGTTTTCAGGCTTATCCTCAACCCACATACACCCAGTGTCTAAGTATGGCAACAGTGCATCATCTTTATCAGCACCAGTGTCTAAGCATACTAGCTTATCAAAAGCAGTCTTGCCAAACAGATTTTCAAGATTTAGTTTTCTTAACTGACCTGCGTGTTGATCAAGACTAAGACTAGTGATACAGTGAAACACGTACCCCAGGTCTTCATGGATCTTCTTAACATACTTGACTGAATCCCTTAGAGGAGGTAAGCAACACATAGTAGCACTTTGATTAAAGTACCTAACGAGTTCTTTTGCCTTCTCTTTACTGATTCCGTAAGTAGTGTGAATGTCATAGCATTCATCTGGACTAGCTAATTGCTTGTATCCATGTTGTTCCATCCACATAGCAAAACTATGTAGCCAGTCGACCAAGACTCCATCACAGTCGACCAGTATTATTTTTTCATCTTTTTTCATATTATAACCTCATTTCTATAGTTAATATAGCATACTTTTATGCCTTTGTCAAGCGGTTATTTTAAATTAATTGAAAAAAGTTTCTTTCTGCTTATTCTTCTGGCGTCTTGCCTTTTGAATACTCGCTCTGCGTTTGTCGTATCGTTTGGAGTCCTTCTTTCGAAAGCGCATGTCTTCGTCCTTTAAGGACTCCTCTTCGATCCATTCACGGAACTTTTTACCTTTAGCCATTGGTGATGTCTCACTTGTACTCTGGTGACTTTATGGGTGAATTACTCTTCTACTTTTTTCTTTGGTGGACGTCCACGCTTCTTTTTCGCAGGCGGCATATCCACAGGTTCGCTAATGATTTCGCCAAAAGCTTCGTTGATTGTGTCAGCAGTCAACTCAGGAAATGGTCTCTTCTCTAGCATTTGAACGAGTAGCTTTGCATCAGCCTTGTCTACCGTTTCCAGCATCTGAATGAACAAGGACTCTTTCTTAACTTGAGAAAGGTTTTCTCCTTCTTTCATTTCAGTGACAAAGTATGCCAACTTTCTTGCCTCACGATATAGCATGCCATGCGATTCAGTTACAACCGATGGTGTATATGGTGGTGCAGACGATGGAATCGAAAAACTCCATTTCTTGTCGTACATTAAGATAAGGATGTTTCGCAACTCCTTACTGTTATTTTTTTGTAAATATGCGACTTGTTCAGATGTATCTTTCAACTCGCAAACTCCGGCAGTAATTTCTGCCAATGATAGTGTAGTCATATTATTAAAACTCCGATATGCTTTCCATTAAGTTTCTTAGTTTATTTTTAATGAAGTAGTTCAGCAACTGGCTTCTATCTTTTGGATTTTCTGCCAAGTACTCTTCGAGAATTTGATCTTTGATTCTATCTGGAACTTCTTCCAAATCGATCACAGCTTTGTTCCTCAAGTAGTTGCGTTTTACTTCATCATCCATATTATTTATATCAGTCCATTCGAGCAATCTTTTCTTAGTGACTGGTCTCTGCCTGATATTCATAACAAAAGTATTATCTGGAGATAAGATGTTGGGTACACCGTCACCTGCGTCTCCTTTGATAATGTGTTCATGTAGATACTTTTCTGGATTAGAGTTTGAGATCCAGCGTTTACGTGTTGGATCATATTGCTTCACATTAGCGTACTTGTGTAACTGAATGTAATCTTTATCTCCTGATAAAACAAGAATGGGATTACTGCCAGTGTTTAACACTTCGCCTTCTCTGTGAACAATCGTACCAATGATATCATCTGCTTCAGCAGTTTCAATCTGAATTACTCTATAAGGGAAGAACTCTTTTAGTTCGTCACGAATCTTATTGAGTGCCTGAAAGATTGCATTCCAGTCTAGTTCTGACTCAGTACGTGCTTTCCTACGATTTGCTTTGTAGTATGCGTATACTTGCCGTCTCCAGTAATTCTTGTCATCAGCACAAATTACAAGTTCACCAAATTCACGGTGAAACTTCTGTCTATTAAATCTCAGCGAATTGAGAATCATATGTCTAAGCATATTCTCATCAACCTGAGCATTCTGGTGATTTCCCATCTGCATCATCATGTTGGAAATCATAACTTGGTTTAGATCAACCAGTATCATAATTTTCTCCTAGTTTGAATTATTGATACTACTAATATAACACAAACTATTTGGTTTGTCAAGTAAATTTTAAGAAGGATCTATTTCGTCTGACATTTCATCTAAGAATTCAAAGAGGGCAGTCTCACAATCCATTTCAGAATCAGCAAACACTCTCTCTGATACAGCTTGAAAGTGATAGTCTTCTCCTATTGATCTGTGTATTAATGCCCTTATAGTTTCAATCAATACCATGATGTCTAGTACAGTCTCGTAGTTTTCAGTGACATCAAATCCTAGTTCTGACATCGCTGATACCACGTCATGGGCAACATCGATTGAAAATCTCATAGCGATCTTCTTGTTGAGTTCGGTTACGTTGTCCTTAAGGTCAGACATTTCATCTGACCTCTGCTGTTTGAATTTTTCAAAGTCGATAACATTTGTCATTTGATTATCTTTAAAATGACAGTATCTCTATTGATACGTCCATCAGTTGCGGACTCTTTGGTCTTTAAGGCTTTGAACTCTTTCATCGCTTTTGATTTGGTAGCCTTACCAATAGTCTCAATCATCGCTTCTGGCTTTCTCAGCATCTTCTTGAATGAAGCTTCTACATCATAGCCATGAATTGTACTACCCTTGACAGTAAAGCCATCTCTTCGATCAGAGATCAGATACTTCATAACACGGTTCTTCGTATTGAAGAGGTACATGGCTTGAGCACCAACAATCTGTTCGGGCGGTACACTCGCAATCTTATACTCAGAAGATTCTTTAAGGTATAAGACTTTTGCCACTTGCTTACTCGCAGGAGTAGGCTTCTTAGTTCGAGGCTTACGAGTTGCTTTCTTACTGATAATATACTTCTCGCAATCCGAGATGATATCAGATATGAATTTGTAGAAGGCTTTTTGCTGTCGAGTAGTCATGTGACTGTAACCCTCTATAAGGTCTTCAGTCTTATCTTCGATCAACTCACGCATCTCTTCTTTGACAGGCTCATAGAACTTGATGGTATCTCTAGCAGTCTGAGCCGCAGTGTTGACCCTCTTCATCTCATTATAGATAGACCATTTAGGATCAAGTTCACCTGTCGTGAACTCATCAACGCATCCTTCGATCTCTCCAATAAATTCAGATGTCTTCTCTGCAAGCAGTTCTTGAGGAGTCTTGCGCTTTGGAGCTTTTACTGGCTCATCATTGGCATCTAACTCAACGTTTGCCTCACGATTTACTTTACCGGTTTCTAGCAACTCTTCAACGTGCTTTAGTTGAAACTCTTTACTAGACTCAGGTAGAATGCATCCATTAAGTTCCATCTTACATAAGCTGGACATTGTTGACGTACATCTCCAAGACTCGGCAGACTTAAAGTCTTCGATACTTTCTGGCATATGCTCTTTGATCCATGCCAGCATCCAAGACTGATACGCTTTCTTCTCATAGAAGTATCCGTAGTGACGCATAGTCTCTGTAATTTTCTTTTGATAAACGTCAGCGGAAACATCAGACCACTCAGTAGTCTCGTATCCGATATGACCTTCTTCTATTGAACGCTGAGTTTTGCCTCTGCGTGGTAATCTAGTTTTTGTCTTTGCTTTAGCCATGTGCTACTCCATCAAGTTATAACGTATATTAACACACCATGATTTTTTTGTCAACCATTATTTTGGGCGATAAAATTAAGTAGTAGTTCATTCCACTGGTAAGATCGATTTTTCCAATTGTATACGTTATCGACTATTTTCTTATGGGCGTTGAGTGTCTGTATCATCGATCTCCTAAGCCCTTTATGATTATATATGCTGAGAGCATTATCCAATTCACGTGTAAAGTTTATAGTATGTTGCATTTTGTCTTCATGGTATCCATACATAGAAGTCAAATCGAGTGCAGTTTCGGGCAAAGATCCATATGACGAATGTATACACATACATCCAGAAGACATTGCTTTGATTAAAGGCGTGTAAGACACCTCTGGGTAGTTAGTAGGGTATAAAAATATGTGGCTTTGATTATATAATCCATTTAGCAGTTCTTCATCAACACTCTTGTACCACTTAACTCTTGGATTAGAATTCATTTCTTGTATAATGGTATCAGCGTCTTTACCTGCTACAGGCTTAGAGCAAACCACTAGTCTGCTATCAGTATACTTTCGCTTAGTTAGTTTTTTAAATGCTGATAAGACTATATCGAGTCCTTTGTCCATGTCGCCAACATAAAGTAATCCGACACTCTTTCTGGGCTTCTCAACTAGAGGCATAGGATCGATAGCATTCTTCATTACAATTCCACTTGAATATGGAACTTCGAGAAACAGGTTGTACATTTGCTGTTGCCAGTGACTGAAGAATACGATAGCATCATATCCTTCTAAGTCACTAACATCAACTTGATCAGGCGAAAGATGAGGTATTAAAATATTAATATACTCTTCTTCGACTGAATTGAAATTAATCTGCGGTAGAATTGTCGGGTTGACATCTCTCTTAATCAGGTCAATTATCGAACCCGAACAATTCTTGTTAAGCAGATTAGGCGGCATCGAGCAAACTTCCCGCAGGAATATCTACTCCATCTACCAACTTAAGGCTGTCCCATCTAAATGAGCGCCATCCATTGGCTTCAGTATCCCAAACAGGCAGTGCGAAATCGCTTTGCTTCTTTGAGTTACTTGGTGCATTTTCATACACGATAAAATCGTCACTTAAAGTGGCGATCATTTTACGCAGGGTACCGTCAGCCTTGATGAACTCAAGATTAACTTTACCCGCTTTCAGGCTTTCCAAGATTTCTGATTTAGTCATTATCACTTTCCTCACTTTCTTTAGTTATAAATTCATTCACTTTCACAGCGAACTCCTGGTATCCACCAACATGTTCTTCTCCCCACATTATCTGCGGGACAGTTCTCATATTAGGGAATTTCTTAGAGAACTCATCGAACCCTATGTCATCGACTAAGATATAGTCGTGTTCTAGGTCCATGCTCTCACATAGTTGCTTTGCTTTTAAACACCAAATACAATTTGATGAGCCGTATATTTTAATCATAGATGTCTCCATTATCTTTATTATGTATAAGGGAACATCGAATGTGTTCAAGTTTTTGCTCACGTGTCCATTCTTTAAGATAGTCGTTATCTCTATCAAATGTATCTATGATGGCATTTTCATCAACCACATAGTGGTCAATAATCTGCTCACCCAAATACTTCTGAGAAAACTCCTCAACTTCTTCACACGTAACGGAGTCACAAGCCCACTCTGCGTCTACAGGATAAGCGGGATTTTCTTCTTGAAGTTCTTCCATAGAGACTACGTAACGCATTCTATATGTCGCTACTGTGTCAACCACAACGTACTTATCTTTAATACTCATCTTATTGTCCTCTTCACGATTTCGTCTAAGCATGTAATCATAATATCCTTCACGCATATCATTCCTTTCTACATTTTGTATAGTATACAAGGAATGGTATTATATGTCAAGCACTAAAATAAGTTTTTTATGTTTGATGCTATGATAAAGCAACAGGTCACTGCATTGAGTAGCAGTATTACAGTTCTGATGATTGTGATTTGATCTTCCACGGGCTTGGTGTCCTCATCATTAAACGAACCTAATGCGTATTTCCAAATTTTCCACCATCTTGACATATGTTTTGCCTCACAGTAAAAATACTATCCCGTATAAAAATCCAATGTTTAGTCCAATCGAACACACTAGTAGCATGTCTTTTGGAAAACTTCTTTGCTCATAGGTAACAACATAATCAACTTCTACCCTATCAGCTTCTTTCAAGTTAATTGCCTCTTATTTTCTCCCAAAGAGTTCTTTCGTCTTCAGGCTGTTGCTCTTCTACCTGATCTTTAGCACTTTCAATTTGTCCGTTAGCGTCATCTAATGCATCTTCTGATGCCTTGTAGTATCCCTGATATGCGGCTATAATAGCATCTTGTTGCTGTACATATGCACGTAGATCAGAAAAGTTTAGTCCTAAGTCTTGGTACCCTTTATCCGTAATAGCAAAAAATGCGATTGATCGCCCACTTGATTTAAGTTTTGCAAGTTGCTCTTCCCAGTTCTCGGGAGTAATGATATGCCATTCAATCTCTCTGAGATTAAGTTCATCCGCACTCGGTAAAACTAATTTTGGTTTTTCTACTGGCTTTGCTGATACCTCAATCTTCTGAGGCATAGATGTACATCCACTAATCAGTAGTGACGTAACGATCAAAAAGCCAAGGACATTCGCTATTGAATGATTTGCCATTTTTTGCCTCCTTTTCTTTATCTGTTAGTTCAGCACCAGACAGTAGTTCGAAACATCTACCTGCTTTCGTAGATGCTCCAGTTATAATTCTCTCTACTAGACCTGGCTTATTTTCTGCCAGATTGCCTAAATCATGTCTACCCAATTTATCGCTGAGTGTTCTATTTTGTCTGCGGATATCAGCAAACTCAGTATTTACTTTATTGAGTTCTTCGCTTGCTCTTTGAAAATCCACTTGTAGTTGTTCGACTGCCGCCTCGCTAGTCTGCACTGCGACTTCTAATTTTGCATTATTCTCATTCAGTATTGCCATACGCTCTTGGGTATCATTATAGTACCAATAGAATGCACCTGCCATAACAAATGTAAGCAATGCCATAACTCCCGCTAATTTCATTCCCATTTTTATCTCCTAATCATATCATGATATCTACGTACTGTCCCGTAGAGTACACGATACTTTGTTTCCCAGCGGCGTTATATACTGTCATAAAATAATCTGTTGTAGTTATTTTAAGACTACCGTCAACCAAATGCTGGGCTCGCTTGACGGTCCTCTTTATCTCATGTTCTGCTCTTGACAGACTCTCCTGCTTTGATATCAGTTCGCCCGTCAGTGGGGCGTTCACTGGTTGAACTTCCATGTTCGACTTTCTTCCCGCTAAATATTCTGTCCCAGTTATCGTTGAACTTTGTCTGGTCAGTAGGTCTTTGTTTAGACCCCTTACCTCCGTGCCACTTACTCATTACGATTCACTTTCTCCCAAGTCTCCATAGTCACAGGATGCGTAGTCTTGTGCGAATAATAAAATGTAATGCCACCAAATATCATGGGGCATAAGAAAACTGCAAGAATTCCTAATAATCCAATCATGCTTTAGGATATCCTACATACCATTCATTAATCGTTGACACTATCACATCCCTAAAATCTTCTTTATCTAAAGCCCAGACTACAATCGAGTCGCTATCTGGTGCTATGTTTTTAATAGTTATGTTACTGTTATTTAGCGTACAAGGCATTACACGCCTCTCTCCAGTGTTAATTTTTGTAAAATCAATCGTTACTACGCCCTTCTTAAGGCTTTCGATTAGAGTTGCCATTAGGTTTGGTATATGCTCCATTTACTTGTAAATTTACTCCGTACGACAAGATACAAGCAATCTCGCCAGGAGCTATAAACACCTGAGACCAGGTGCCCGATACAGGATTGACTGCTATCATTAGTCCTCCTGCTATAGGTCTTTCATCTACTTCTATCCAACTGCTACCCTGCATAAAGGGCACTTGTCCGTAAGTGCCACCTAGATATTCTGCCATATCTCTTAGAGGTAAACATTGACCGGTAAAGTCAAAGGGCATTAGTTCTACTGTTTCATCTGTTGCTTCTGCGGGTACTGTACAGAGAACTACTAAGGCTAGTGCTATTAAATATTTCATAAGCTTTCCTTTCATGCTTATACTTATAAATCTAGTCCCACAGGTTCTCATAATATTTACCAAATAGTCTAAATCCATTAGACATTCTTTTTTGATGTGCTTTCATTCCTTCACTATCAAACCACTCAAACTCGCCTAACTCACTTTTCTTCTCGATATACGGACCGTAGTAT